GGTCCGCACGAGCGCCTCGGGCGAGCTCACAGGGTGTGGTGCTGCTGCGCCAGCGCGTCCACGGCCTCGTCGAGCCCGTCGCCGAAGGTCTCGGTGAACCGGCGCGTCGTGGGCGAGAACGCGGCGTCGAGCGCGGGCCGCATGAACGGCTGGGCGGGCGCGTTCGCGGTGCCGTACTCGACCCACGGGGCATAGAAGACCTCGGGATGCGTGCCCACGCTCACGCGCGAGTACTTCTTGGTGCTGTTCACCGGCCAGACGTGCAGGCTGGCCTTGAGCGCCCCGGTGCGCACGGGCACGTAGCGCTGCTGCGCGGCCAGCATGACCTGCCCGCTGGCCTCGAGCGCCGACTTGAGCGCGGTGCGCTGCAGCTTCACCGGCAGATCCTTGAACACCTTCGCGAGCTCCTTGACGCCCAGCACCTCGCTCTGCGTCTGGACGAGCCGCTGCCCCGTGCCGGTCGTCACCCGGCCGCGTCGCGCCCGGCGGGCCGGCGGCATCAGCCCGGCCCCGGTGCGCGGCGGCCCAGCGCGCCCGCGGGGGCATCGCTCGCGCGCGCCTCGACCTCGAGCGCCTCGTGCCGCCCCAGCTCGCGCACGCTCTGCACGTCATAGGACTGCCCCTCGTACTGGATGCGCCGGGTGCCGGGCACCGTGCCCAGCGGCAGCACGTCCGGGCGCCAGCGCACGACGAACCGGGTATCGAAGCTCGCCACGAGCTGCGCGGCCTGCACGCGCTCCATTCCCCGGAGCGGCTGCACGGCCGCCCAGCAGTCGCCGACCGCGTCCCACGTCACGACCGGCTGGCCGTACTCGTCGGTCGTTTCGACCTTGTGCTCCACCGTGATGCGCCGGTCGAGGGTGCCGGCGTTCGGGATCGCCGGGTAGCTGGTCGGCATCAGGCGAGCACGACCCCCGTGGAGGCTCTGTGCGGGCTCAGGAGCCACTCCACGGCGTAGGGCAGGGCCATCGCACTCGATCCCACATGGACGGCCGCCCGGTGGTCGTAGAACTCGCCCACGAGCAGCAGGCAGGCCTGCCGGATCTGGTCCGGGCAGACGGCCGGGCCGGCGTCGTAGGTGATGGCGACGCTGGCGGGCGACGCCGGCCAGCCCTCCGGAGGGGGCCAGACGACCACGGTCGCCGGATCGAAGCGCCAGCCGGTCAGGGCGGTCAGGGCGCCGTCGGCCGCGACGGCCGCGACGGCCGTGACGCCCTGCACGGGGCCGGCGAACAGCGGCAGGGCGAGCTGCGCCGCCGTGATGTTGCTGTAGCGCGCCTCGAGCTCGCGCGGCGCCCAGGTGCGCTCCGTGTAATCCTCGATCCCGCCGCGGGCGGCGGCGATGTAGGTCTGGATCAGCGCGTCCTCGAGGGTCAGGTCGGGATCGACGCGGCAGTACAGCTTCGCCTCGGCGAGGGTGACGGGCTCCGCGCCCGGGGCGCCCGTGGCGCGCACCGTCACGGAGAGACCGGCCGCGGAGGCGCCGTGCCGCGCGCCCCCGCAGCCGCAGCCGCAGAGCAGACCGGCCATGTTTATGGGGCGGCGGCGATGCCGGTGACTTCGCAGAAGGCCGCCGGGTTGAGCACGGCGAGCGCCGCGCGAATCTCGGCCCGGATGGTCGTGATGTTCTTGATGAAGTAGTCCGTGTGGGAGTTGCTGGCCTGCACGCTCACCCCGTCCTTGCGGTACAGGATGGCGCCCTGCCCGAACGCGCCGACCAGGCCCGTGCCCGCGGGCATCTGGTTCGAGCCGACGACGGGCACGCCCCAGAGCCGCAGCGCGGGCGTGTCCTGGAACGCTCCGGGGCCGAGGTAGTAGCCGGCATTCGGCGCCGACTCGCCGACGATCAGCGCGAAGTCGAGCGGGTTCACCACGATGCCGTTAGGCTGGTAGCCCTGCGCCTGGATCGTCGCGATCGCGGAGAGGAACGCCGCCGACAGCGGGACGCCTGCCGCCACGCTCTGCGTCGTCGCGGTGAGCAGGCCCGTCATCTGCCCGCCCGTGCCAGAGCCGTTGAGCACCTGGTCCTCGAGTTTCTGCAAGACGCCCCGCGCCATCTGCGTGTTGATGAACGTCTCGAGACTGCTCACGTCCTCGAACATCTCGTCGGCGATGGCGACCCAGTGGGCCAGCTTCACCAGCGCCTGCTGGACGTACTCGAAGGTCTTCGGCGACTCGGGCTTGGCGGCGCCCGGCGCGACGACCGCGGCGTTGTTCGTCCAGGCCTGCTCGCGCAGGTAGTAGATGACGCCGCCATCCGTCGTGCCCGTCGCGAGCAGCGACAGCATCGACGGCATGACGGGCGGCAGGGGCTGGATCATCGTGCCCTGCAGGATGCCGGTGCCGGACAGCGCGTAGGTCGGCGGCAGCGTCGGCGCCTTCAGCTCGATGATGGGCGTCGCCCACGTCCCGCCGCGCGGCCCACCCGCGGCCTTGAACTCGGCGAACCCGGCCGACTCGACGAACTGCCGGCCGAGCGACTTGAGCGCGACGTCGCCGCTCACGCTCGCGCCGTCGCCGGGCAGCGCCACGCGCCCGTGGCCCGCTGGCGCCAGCGGCGCGGCCGGCGACGGCGCGAACCGGCGCAGCAGCTCCGCGGTCTTCTCGCGGGACTGCTGGCGCACGGTGAGCGCCTTCATGTCGGCATCCCAGCCATCGAGCTGCTTCTGCTCCTCCTCGGTGACCTCGCGGTCCTCCTGCTGCACCTTGAGCAGCAACGCGGACCACTGCTCGGTGATGGCGCGCTTCTCGTCGGCGATCGTCACGGGGGTCGACATCGGCGTCACTCCTTTGCGGCGGACAGGGTGGCGGACCAGAGGGCCAGGCGCTGGCGCGCGAGCGCGGCGCGAGGCGTGGAGGCTTTCGGCGCGTCGGCGAGGAGCGGCTCGGCGGGCGCCGGGTCGATGTCGGTGTCGTGCGTCGCGACGAAGTCGAGGAGCTCCTGCGCGATGGCGCGCAGGCGCCCGCGCGTGTCGGCCGAGAGCGTGCGGCCCGCCTTGCCGTCGATCCAGTGCTTGAGCGCGAGGAGCTCCGTCTCGGGATTCATGCCGATCAGGCAGGGACCGACCTCGAGCAGATGCACCGCGGTGATGTCGCGGATCAGCCGGCCGTCCTCGCGCACCATCGTCGCGGCCTTCGTCTCGAAGGCGAACGAGAACTCGGCCTCGTTGTGGCGCAGGAGGTCGTACGTGTCGGCGGCCTTGGCCTTGCTCAGGTCGAGCTGGGCGTGGACGACCAGGCCGCGGTCGTCCTCCGTGAGCTCGAGCACCTTGCCGATGCGATACGCCGGGTCATCGTGCCGGTGCCCCCACATGAGCGGCGGCATCCGGTTCTTGCGCTTCCAGGCGAGGAGCGAGTCGGCGAACGCGCCCGGCCGCAGCCGATCCTGCGCGCGGTCGACCACGTCGAACACCGCCATGCGCGCGACGAACTCGCCGTCGCCGCCGCGGAGCTCGAGGCCGACGTCGGCCAGCTTGCGCTCGAGCGCCCCGACGCCGGTTGCCTTCTCGCTGCAGGTCACGCAGGCCTCGGGCGCCGGGCCGGGCTCGGGGTCACGCTCGCGTCGCGCGCGTCGCGCTGGCATCAGAGGGCCTCCTCGACCGGGCGCGCCGCGGCCTGCCCCTCGGCCACGTCGAGCCGGGTGATCGGGATGTCGAAATCGGGATCGTCGATCCGCGGCAGGTTCTGGCGCGCGCGCGCCTCGTTGCGCGTCATCCACGGCGAGCCGACGGCGGTGCTGAACGCGGCGGCCTGCTCCTCGAACGCGCCCTGCAGCTTCGCCGCGATCTGGAACTCGAGGTAGACGTTCGCGGAGTCGCCGAAGTCGGGCACGAGCTGCAGCTCCAGATCGGTCGTGAGCATCTCGAGCCACGGCCCCAGCACCTCGGTGTAGAGCACCTTGTGCTGCTCGCGAATGCTGCCGTAGCCTTGCGCCTCCGTGATGCCGATCATGGCCGGGGGGACGTGGTACGCCGCCGCGACTTCCTCGCGGGTCAACTTGCGCGCCTCGATCAGCTGCGAGTCGCGCGCCGTCGCCGTGTTGGCCTCGAAGACCATGCCGTCCTCGAGCACCACCGTCTTGCCGGCGTTCTCCGGCCCCTGGTAACTGCGCCACTGGTCGCGGAACGCCTCGCGCTGTTCGAGGGACCAGCGCGGCGCGTCCTTGGGGCGCTGGATCGTGCCGCCGAGCCGGGCCGCATTCGCCCAGAACCACTCGCGGTACGCCGTCGCGGCCTGCTCTTCCGCGAGCACGCGCCGCAGCGTCTCCAGCGGCGACAGGCCCAGGAGCGGCGACTCCGGGTGATAGAGCCGGAAATGGATCATGTCGGCCGGCGCGAGCGTGCGGCGCCCGCCGTCCGGCCAGACCCAGTCATACGCCGCGGGCAGGCCGGGGCGGTCGGGGTTCGCGATCACCTCGACCGCGGGCGGCGGCAGGCGCAGGAGCTCCTCGACGCTGCCCTCGCGCGGCCCCAGCTTGAGCACGTAGGCGTTGCCGAAGATCGCCACGTCCTGCACGAGGTCGCGGATGAGCCGGTACCGCGTCGTGCGCCCGTTGGGCTGGCGCAGGAGTTGCGCCAGCGGGTGCGTCGGCTGCAGGCGCACGCGGTCGGTCTGATCGAGCCAGCGGTAGGCGTGCAGGCCCAGCTGCGCGATGTTGTCCGCGATGAAGTCGACCACGGTGCGCACGCTGGGCTGCGTGCGGTACAGCTGCGCGTAGGTGCCGAGCGCGGCGCCCCCACAGAACGCGGAGGCCGGCGTGCCCCAGACGGACGCGGGCACGGAGACGCTGGAGACGCGGACGCCGAAGAACCACTGCGAGACCGACTGCACGACCCCCGCCCAGGTAGCCATCGCATCAGGCCATACCGGGGGTGGGGGCGCCCGTCAATCCACTTCCCTACAGATGCAACGCGATGCTACCTGATGCTACCTCCCGCTACGCTCCCCGTTGGGGCTCTCGACGGTCCGCACGCGGACGTTGGTGCGCGGTCCCAGCCGCCGCGCCTCGGCCAACCCCTTCTCGACCCAGCGCCAGATCGTCACTCGATG